AGAAGTTCCAGAATCTTCCTTTGTAGCTGAAGATGGCTATTTATGGGTTAATTATAGTAATTTAGACGTAGATTTCGAGAAAATTGCTTAATAGTTAATAGTGGATTTTAAATCAATCAAGAAAGTAAATCATTACTTATATGATAATCTTGATGAATTTATAGCTTTTGGAAATACAGACGATGTAGTTTCTAATTGGAGAAATTGTAATGAGGGTGATTGGGTTTATACTGATGATGGCTATATATGCCAAATTCTTAAAAAAAGTAAAGTTAGTCACCCTGGATACAAAACATCACGCACAATGATTCGTACAGTTTGCGGTTCTTTTATCTGCGAACAAAAAAGTCACAAGATTTTAGGGGAAAATGGTATTGTTGAGAATATTTATACATTTTCAGGTAATTACAATGCTACCTACTCACGTTCAAAGGATAGAAAATTAAACAATAGAGAATTTTTATTTGCCAGGTATGTTGCATCTGGTGAAAATGCTGTAGATGCTTATAAAAAAGCATATCCTATGGCAGAAGATAAAAAATATATTAAGGAAAAATCTAATTTTTTATTAAAAAAAGAGGAAATACGTACCATGGTTAAGGAAGAGATAAAGAAAATACTACAAGAGGAGGGGGTTACTCCAGAATGGTTAATAGGAAAGTATAGAGATATTGTTGATTTGTCTGAAAGAGATTCAGATAAACTTCGTTCTCTAGAATCTTTGTCTAAGATATCAGGATTATTCGATACAGAGGCGAAAAAAGAACAATTAACAGTTTTTCAGGGTTTTACTAGTAAACAATTGGAGGCATTGCAAGGTGGAAAAGAAACAAATATGCTCGCACATGGCGAAAAAGAAGACTAAGAAAGACCCATGTCCTGTATGTAATGAAAATTTACATCTTGACAAATATGTAACACAAAGAATAGGTTTATTAGCAGATGATGATTATACAGTGGAAGGATGGATGTGCCCACATTGTAGAGCTCAGTTTGATTTAAAAGATAATTTAGTATATATTAATCCTTCTAATATGTATATGGGAAGAGCATGAAAAAGAAATTAATTATAACCTCGGATGCAATATCCATGAGTATAGCACAAATCCCCTCTATATCCTCACATAGTAGTCTCCCTTATGTGTCCGAGGTTGTTTATTTAAATAAGACATTTAAATAATGAATGCGTATTTTTATTTGTCTGTTTTTGATTATTCTTACATCTTTTGCTCCTTTAGAAGAAATGGCTAAAACAAAAGATATATATAAGCCTTCCTTATTCAATTTTAAACAAAAAAGAGATTATAATGTATTGTTAGATAGTCTTGTTGATATGATTATGTATACAGATGAAAGACCTGATTTTCTTAATTTATTAGGAAAAATTGAGTCAGGAGGCAAACATAGTGGGAAAAATCCAGAATCTACAGCTAAGGGGAAATATCAATTTACAGATACTACTGTTGAAAATACTAAGAATCGAGGAGAAAATTTAGGGTTTAATAAAAAATATCTAAGGAATGTACCTGATAATCCTCAAGAATGGTCAGATGACCAGGCCGATATTATGGCTTTAATTAAATTGTTTGCAGCTGAAGTTCTTGAAGGAGATGAAACTTATTATGGATTAAAAGGAAGAGAAGGTTTAATTGATTCCTTATTAACAGAGGCTATTACTAATAATGATGTAACTTCTATGAAAGATTTATATTATACTGAATGGCTTACAGGGGAACCAACAGCAAGAGATAAACGTAATGTTGAAAGACATATGATTCCTTATGAAGCTGGACAGAAAGCAAATACATTGCTAGAAAAATTAAAAGAAGCTTTTAGGTTTATAACTGAATAAAGTGAGGGATATATGGCTAATTTAAATCTAAATGGAGATGTTTCACAGAATGAAAAGATTCTTGAGATGGCTTACAAGGATTTAATAGTATTTGGCAAACTATTCTCTCCACAAGATTTTTTAGCTTCAGCAACTCCAAATTTTCATGAAAATGTGGGGAAATTGCTTTTAGATAGAAAAATACAACAATTAGCTCTTGTTTTACCTCGTGACCATGCAAAATCAACATTAGCAGCAGCGGCTGTTTTACATAGGTTTGTATTCGCAACAAAGGAAGCTCCAGAGTTTATTGCTTGGGTTGGTGAGGCACAAGACCAGGCTATTGATAACCTTAATTGGATATCTACTCATATATACGAGAATCCTGCAATACATTACTATTTCGGTGACCTGCAAGGAGATAAATGGACAAAGAACGAAATTGTATTGAAGAATAATTGTAGGATGATTGCTAAAGGAGCTTCTCAGAGACTTAGGGGTAAAAAGCAATTATCTACAAGATATACTGGAATTGTGCTTGATGACTTTGAATCTGAGTTAAATACTAAAACTCCAGAGTCTAGACTGCAAATAAAGAATTGGGTAACGGCTGCTGTATATCCAGCGATTGATTTTGATAAAGGTGGATTTTTATGGTGTAATGGAACGATTGTACATTATGATTCATTTTTAAATGCAATTGTAAAAAATTATCAGGCTGCCCAAAAAACAGGAGAAGAATATTCATGGAATGTTGAAACACATAAAGCTATACAAGAAGATGGTACTCCATTATGGCCTTCACGTTGGCCTTTAAAGAAATTAGAAGAAAGAAAACAATTTTATATAGATTCAGGAACTCCAGCTAAGTTTTATCAGGAATACATGAATCAAGCTAAATCCCCTGAAGATGAAATCTTTAATGAAAATGATATAACTAAAGGATTTTATTCTGGGAATTTAAAATTTAACGAAGAGGCAAATTCATGGTATTTAAAATTTGAAGATGGGAGTATGGAATATGTCAATATTTACATGGGGGTTGACCCTGCTTCAACGCTTGGCGTTAGGAATGATTATAGTGTTATTATGGTTATTGGTGTTACTGCAGAATACGATTATTACGTTATTGAATATTGGAGAAAAAGAGTATTACCAATGGAGTGTGCCGACCAGATATTTAAGATTGCAGAACGATATAGACCAATTAAAAGAATAAATATTGAGACAATATCATATCAAGAAATGTTAAGAGATTATGTGTCTAAGCGTAGTAAAAGAGAAGGAAAGTTTCTCCCTGGTATTGAAATGGGTATTAAAGGTTATGGTAATCAAAAGAAGAAAGATAGATTATTTGAAGGACTTCAGCCTATATTTAAAGCTGGAGCTGTGCATTTAAAGAAAGATATGCATGAGTTTATAGGAGAGTTATTAGATTTTCCTAAAGGTTCACATGATGATACTATTGATGCTTTTTGGTTATCAACTCAATATGCTAAAGGAAATAAGAAGGCTGGAAAAGTTAAAAAAGTTAAAAAGGGCGAGGATTGGGAAAGTCCAAAAAAGAAATATAATTGGATGTCAGGAGCTCGTGTTTGATTTTAAATAAATTATCGTTATATTATAGACTATGATAAAAGCGGATAAAAGGGCAACTTATACAAAAGAACTATGGAAAAGGTGGCATGAAGCTCGAAAAGAGTGGGAAGACCATGCACGAGAAGATGTTGATTTTTATTTAGGTAATCATTTCAGTGAACATGAAATTAATGAATTAGAATCAAGAAATCAATCAAATATACCATTAGATAGACTGTATGGAGCAATTGAACAGTTTAAAGCTATTATTACATCTAAGCCTCCTAAATTCTCAGCAATGCCTAGAGAAGATTCAGATAGTGACCTTGCTAATGTTTGGAGAACTATACTTGAATATGTATGGAGTATATCGGATGGAAACGAAGTATTTAAACAATCAATACATGATTATGCAGTTACAGGACTTGGATATTTTTATGCATATGTAGATACAGAAGCTGACTATGGAAGAGGCGAAGTTAAGTTTACATATGTAGACCCATTTAGAGTTGTTGTAGACCCTAATGCTAGAAGTAAATATTTTGATGATGCTACAGGTATGATGCTTTCAACTATATTTACAAAATTTCAATTATTAGATTTATATCCTCAATTATCAGAAGTTAATGAAGAATCTGATAAGGCTCTTATTGATGAAGTTGAAGGTTATTATGAGGACGATACATATCCATCTCCTTTAAATAAAAGAACAACAGGTTCATTTACTCCAGATTATATTAAAGATAAAGATACTGGAGAAGGCTCAGAAAGATATCAATTAATTGAACATTTTTCAAAAATTAAAGTTCCATATTATAGGATAATGAATTTAAAGACAGGGGAAGAAAGAATTCTTGATGCTGAAAATATGCAGAAATTCTTAGAAACTCCTGATATGAAAGAAGCTATTGAAAATGGAATATTAGATGTTGTTGAAGTTGAACAAACAAGAATTAAATTAACATGTACATTAGGTCAAATAATTCTATATGAGAGAATATTAAATACAGATAAGTATCCTATTGTGCCTATTCCTAATATATGGACTAATACACCATATCCTATGAGTGATGTTAGGAAGAATAAAGATTTTCAAAGATTTTTAAATAAAACAATGTCATTAATTACTTCACATGCACAAGCATCATCTGGATTGAAGTTATTGATTCCACAAGGGAGTGTTGATGATATAGAAGAACTAGAGCGTGATTGGGCAAATCCTAATGCAACGATAGAATATGACCCTTCTTTTGGAGAACCTCATTTTCCATCTCCTCAGCCATTATCTAATTCAGTTATGCAATTACCACAGCTTATTGAAAAGTATATTGATTTAAATATGGGTATATTTGAAATGATGCAAGGGAATACTGAGGTCGCACCAAGAACATCTTCTGCAACTATGATGCTTGAAGATTTCGGACAAAGAAGAAGTAAATCTAAATTAAGAGATATTGAAGGAAGTTTAAAAAGACTTGGTAAGGTTGTGTATAATTTATCAAAAGAACATTATACATATAAAAAAGTATTTAGAGTTGTACAGCCAAATAATGATATGTCGGAATATATGGTTAATCATTATAATGATAAATCTCAGGCTATCGGAGAAATGATGAATGATTTAACTATAGGTCAATATGATATTGATGTTATAGGTAATTCTACTATGCCTTCAAATAGATGGGGTGAATGGTCTATTTATATGGAAGCATATCAAGCTGGACTTATTGATAGAACTGAGGCATTAATGAAAACAGATATTTTTGATAAAGAGGGAGTATTGCAAAGAATGGATATCGTACAACAATTACAAGGACAGTTACAACAAGCTCAAGAAGCAGTTAAGAATTTGGAAGGTGATTTACAAACAGCTCATAGAGAGTCAATCTCAGCTCGTAAGCGTACAGAAGTTGAGAAATTCAAAACTGAGTTAAAATCACATCAATCGGATAGTAAAGCAGCAAATAAGGTTGCTGTTAATAAACTAGAAAGCGCAGTCAAACTCGAAACAGAGAAGTTACGTTTACGTGGCCAAACTCAAGAAAAAGAAGAGAGATTGCGAAGAAAAGGAGAGTAATATGGATAACGCATTTGAAAACGAAAATCTTGAACAAGTTCAGGGTCAAATTGTTGACAATGTAGGGCAAGATGTAAGTCAAGCACAGAATGGAACAGGTTCAGGGAATTGGGAAAATCAAGCTAAATATTTTCAATCTGAAAAGGATAAACTCCATACTGAAAATCAGAAACTAAAGCAATACGAACAAATAGGACAAATGTTGGAATCACGACCTGATATAGTGCAAACTATTACAGGAATGGTGCAAAATCCAGTTGGTCAACCAACAGTCCCTCAACGTGTTACTATGGGTAAAGATGAGTTTGACCCTTGGGCAGCCTATAATGACCCAGCATCTAAATCGTATCAGTTTCGACAACAGGAAATGCAAGAGTCTATAAATAGTGCCGTTGAAGGCCAATTAGCTGGAGTTCAAAGGCAAGTTGGAATAACAGAATTAAAATCACGCTTAAAAAGCAAAGGTCTTAACGACCAACAGGTTGATTCTTTTATGCAATTTGCTAGTAAAAATCCTGCTGAATATGGTGTTGATGGTGCAATTAATATGTGGAAGTCTATGAATCCTCAACAAGGAGGACATATGCCGCCACCTCAAAATAGACCCCCTGTAAATCCAATGAGTAATGTTCGTAAGAACGTAGGAGTTCCACAACAAGCTGGAGTCTTAAATGGACAGCAGCCTGTAAGAAAAAATAGGAAGGATTCTATGTGGGATGCTATTACAAACTCAGGTAGTCGAAACAACGTATTGTAAATAATAATATAACTCCTATTAAATTAATAGGATAAACTAAGGAGAAAGAAGTAATGGCTACTTATAATAGTGGACAAGTGAAATTTGGAACTCCTGGTGCGGTCATTGATAGTACAATACCATCGAGAAGACTGTATGACTTTAGTGATAGAGTCGCAGACTTGGCCCCAGAAGAATCTCCTTTTTTCGTTTACTTGTCAAAAGTTGGAAAAGTTCCGACTTCCGATAGTCAATTTAGATTTTTGGAAGATAGAACTAAAATAGCAATGACTGACAGAGCCTTTGTTGTAAAGACAGGTGCTACATTAGCAGCGCCTGGAAGCTTAACATCTCTAACTGTTGATACAGAAGGAGATGCAGCCGTTTCTTGGCTTATTAAAGGAATGGTAGTAAGTCTTCAACAAAATCATAACGATGATAATGCTACTGATGATTCAGAAGCAATTATTACAGCAACTGCGAGAATTGAATCTGTTACTAACAATAGTGCAGATACAACTATTTCAGTAAGAACGATACAGGCATCAGCAGGAGATAGTTCAACAACTACTCTTGATGCTGGCGGTAAAGTTACTGTAATTGGTACATCTTATGAAGAAGGTTCAGGTGCTCCTGATGTATGGTCACAAGAGCTAGATAATAGATATGGGTATACTCAAATCTTTAAAACAGCTTGTGAAATGACTAATACAGCTAGAGCAACAGTATATCGTGGGTATTCTGATGAATGGGCAAGAATATGGAATCTTAAATTAAGAGAACATAAGATTGACATTGAAAGAGCAATGCTTTTCGGTATGCAAGGAAGTCAAAGTGGAATACAATATACAGATGGTATAACAGGCAATATCATTAAAAATGCGGGAACAGCAGTTCAAGGTGGCACTCAGTTATCTTATTCTGAAAAAGCTCCATATTTAAAATCTGTAGAAATGGGTGAATTAACCTATGACGAAATCTTAAGTGATTTTGAAGTTATATTTGACCCTGCAAGAGGTGGTGGTAGTTCTAAACTAGCATTAGCATCTCTTCCAGTCATATCTCACTTTAACAAACTAGGAACTACAGGGTTTGTTCAAGGTAGTATGGGTGGTGAGCAGAGATATAATTTCGAAAGAAGTCAAGGCAATTTCGGTCATCAGGTTACTAAAATCGATACTGTTCATGGTGATTTAACTCTAGTAAAAGAACCTCTATTTAGAAGTAATTTTGCTGGATATCTATGTTTAGTTGATTTAGACCACGTTTCATATAGACCTCTTGTTGGTAATGGTCTTAATCGTGATACCTCAATTACAACGAATGTACAACAAGCAGATGAAGATTTAAGAAAAGACATGATTCTTACAGAAGCAGGTCTTGAAGTATCTCTTCCTGAAACACATGCATTGTACAATCTGGAAGGAGTTATCTAATGAGAGGTGATTTATTAAATAGTAATAGTGGTAGTTTTGCACTTTCAAATGATGATAAAGTATTCAAACATACAAGCTATAGAGCTACTATTACGGTAGCTGATGGAGCAACAACAGGAGCAGAATCTGCAATAGGAATGCCTGACAACTTTGTTCCTATAGCTGTTGCCTTAACAGTTGTAACTGCATCAACAAATAGCGTTAATTTTGTTGACGTAGGTTCTGATGCTGATACTGATGGCTATGTTGATGGAGCTTCTATTGCAGTGAATTCTGCAGGTTATAAAGGAGTAATTCCATGTAATGGTGTTTTGGCTGTAGGTAATCCTACTGCTGGAGCTGTTATAGGAAGTTCTGATGAAGTTGAATGTGTTATAAGTGGAGACCCTGGTAGTGATACCGTTCTTCAGTTTGACATTATTGGCTTTGAATGCACACTAGCTTAGACTAATACAAATCAATAAGTATTAATAGTTTTGTAGAACTATGGAGGTTGTCGTATAAAGGGCGACCTCCGAATCTACTTAGATAATAATAATAATTTTAATAAGGAGAAGATATGTATCCAGCAGGGAATTTGGTGAAAATATCCCCAACAGGTTTAGCCGCTGCACATGATGTAGATGATGTCATATTTACAAAGCAAGAATTAGTATCCGCAGTTCCATCATCAGGTGGATGTAGTATATTAGAGAGTGTAACGATGTTTATAGAAGGAGCAGCTGCTACTGATGATTTACTGCTTTTATTTTTTGATAATGATACGGCTTTAGGAGAACCAGCAGGAGACCCATCTGCAGATATTACAGCTGATGAATTTAGGGCAGCAGGATGTATAGGCGCTATAAGACTTGATGGTGGTGACAATTCTACTGCAGTTGCTAATGGGCGTATATACTTTATGGGACAAACCTTATCATCAGGAAACCCTTTATTTGTAAAAGCTGATGATAGGAGCATTTGGGTTGCATGTGTTCAGTATCAGGGAACCCTTGATTTAACAGATACTGACAGCATTACATGTACATTCGGGTTTAAATATTTAGGATAAAGTGCCCAATAAATCAAAATACAAATATAAACATGGCGGTAAAATGAATGGACCTTCACATTCTAAGGGTGGCATACCTATTGAAGTTGAAGGTGGCGAATATGTAATTAAAAAATCTTCTGTCAATAAAGGCACTGAAGCTTATTTGGAATATATTAATTCGTATGGTAAATTACCACCAGGTATTGACGCAAGAAATAGGAGGAAAAAATAATGCCAAATGTAAAAAATCAAAGAGGTGAATTCGTTGCTGAATTCGCATACAATCCTGAAGGTAAGGCAGCTGCAAATAAAATGGCTGCGAATAATCCAGGATATAGTGTAGTAGATGCAAGAGAAAGAGGAAATATCCCATCATATCGATATGGTGGAAAAGTACCAGCTATAGATTCAAGTCCTGACCCATACAAGCCAGGAGCCGTAGATTCAAGTCCTGATATAGTTAAACATCCAGCATTGGATTCAAGTCCAGAATATGGAAGACTTCCAAGACCTAGTAAACCTAGTTCTAAAAGACCTGGAACAGTTCCAAAATATGGAAAAGGAATAAATAAAAGACGTAGATTCTCAAAGGGTAAGTAATGAGAATTTATTACTGTGAATGTGGAGAAAGAACTGAAGTTTCTAAAGGTGAAATCAAACAATGCAAATGTAATAAAGTATTCGGTTCAGGAGCTAAGGTATCTGACCATATAAATATGAGAAAAACATGGAGCGGTACAACTAGATTGGAGTTTAGTCAAACAACAATGGAGCAAGATATCGCAGATAGGAATGCTAGATAATGGCTACATGGCAAGCACAAGTACAGGCTTTAACTAAAATTACTATATCAAGTAGTGGAACAAATCCTATTGAATCAGAATTAACTCAATTTTTAACTGATGGAGCAAGAGAGGTTTTTGGTATGCTCCCTCCTAAAATGAAGGAAAATTGTATAAAAAGTACAACATTAGATGATGACCCTACCTCTTTAGATGATATGGATACTATTGGAGAAGTAGTTAGTGTATCTAGAGAACATGCAGATTCTAGTGGTGTTTTTCATCCTTGTAGAAAAGTTCCTGTATGGGCACATAGTAGAGTAGAAGATTCAACTGATTTAATGTATGCAACTGTAACAGACCCAGCTTATTACATTTATAATAATTCTTTAAAAGTATTTCCAACTACAACAGCTAATCAAACAGCATATGTTCATTATTATGGTCATCCTACAACTACATATAGTGCTACTGGTATAGATGAATTTCCAAATGAAGCAGAATATTTAGTTGGATTGTATGCAGCAATTAAGTCATTGCAAAGTGCACTAAGTGCAAATAATGCTAATACAGATATTAATAATGCACTTTCAGCTATAACTGCAGAATTAGCAGACGCTGATGATTTATGTGATAGTATAGTTAGTAAAACTAATTTAGCAGCTACTGAAGTTGGTCTTGCAAAAGCTGAGGCAGCTGAAATGGATACCTATACTGATACAACTTCTTCAAATTTTGAAACAGCTTGTGATGCAATAGCAACAGCTATAGGAAAAATTACTAGCTATAATTGGAGTGGACAATTTAGCGATGCTAATGCACAATTAACAAGAGTCAAAGATGCTTTAGATAATGCTGAAAAAATAATTGATGATGGTGGTACTGTTAGTGGTGGTGCATCTACACATGATGCAATAAGTCTTTTAACTACAGATGAAGATATTGATATGGTTTCATCTGTTTTAACTATAGCAGAAACAGAACTTAAAAGAGCTCAAACTCATATAGCAGAATGGAAAACGATAGCTGACGTTGCTGCTACTCAAGCTTCTGCATTTGGAGGGGAAGTTCAGGCAAGAGGAGCATTTATAGATGCAAAAGCAAAAACTGTACAATCGTATATTGGAGCAGCTCAAGGATATATAGCTGCAGCTCAAGGATATGCATCTGCAATTCAGTCTAAGCTTTCTGCAGTGCAAGGACATGTTCTTGAAGCAAAAACTAGAATGGAAAGAGATGCTCAACAATATAAATGGTATCAAGAACAACAAATGAAATTACAATCAGATTATGATAAAGGATTACAAATGTTACTTACAGGAGGTATGGCACAAGCTCCATTACAAGGAGAAGGACAGAAACGATGACTGTAAAAAATGTTATACAACAAATAGAAAAAATGTTTGGAAGACAACCTGAGCAACATATGTATCAATTAATTAATGATGCTCTTGATGATATTGCATCAAATAAAAGAAATTATACAGTGTCTGCAACAACTGATTTGGAAATAAAGAAACGATGGTATGAATTAGGTGATAATGTTATTGATGTAGTTAAAGTAGAGATACTTGATACAAATGATAGATATGTAGTAATACCTAAACTTGCGGACCCTCATAAGTTATTAAGAGAAGATACTGACGAATCAGAGGACTCATTAACATAATGGCAACAAATAAAAGAACATATCCAAATACATATTTTGCATGGTATAATGATGATAATAGAGTTGGAATTCTAACTCAAGATACAACTGCAACGTCTGGTGAAAGAACAAAAGAAAAATATGATACATTTCAAGGGTCTGGAAATTTAAGTGGGACAATAACAGATGCTGATTGTAGTGGTGTTACTATTGTATTTACAAGTGCAGCACATGGTCTTAGTACTGGGGACAGAATATCAGTATCTGGGACAACAAATTTTAATGATGATAATTTAAATACTCAATCAGTTACTGTTACTGATGTAGATACATTTACAATGGTTAGAAGTAGTTCAAGTACTGATACTAACGAAACTGGAACTTGGACATCTTTATTTGTAGATAATGCTTTACGTATTACATATCATTCAAAATATGAAACAGTTGATGCTCAAGCTGATGATTTAAAAACAGATGCAGGCCTTGATTCAGGAATGCATCCTTATATTGTATGCTATATAAAAGCAAGGATGTTTGAAGATATGGGTGACTTACAAAAAGCTCAATATTTTAGACAAATGTATGAAAAAATGATGAAACAATATCCATTAAGAAAAACAGGAATAAGACAATTGGCAGTGCCAAGATTGTAGGAGAATAAATGAGTTCAGGTTCAACATCGTGGTCATCACAGGCAAATACAAAAGCTGGTTCATCAGTTACTTCAGATGTATTTACTGATGCTACAGTTTCAGGAGATTTGCTAGTTAGTGGCAATAAGATTACATTTGGAAATGGTGCTACTATACATCAGGAAAATTCGAATTATGTGGAAATTACTCAGAATTTAGCACTTAGAGCTAATACTGGTGAAAATAATCTTACAATGTTTATGGGGGCATCTAATTTTGTTGACCCTTGTGGGTGGAGTCATGTGATTGCTCATACAACTGGAAAATATGTAATGAATAATAATTTAGGAGGTGGTAGTTATCTTGAAAAATTATCATTAACTACTGCGGGATTATTGTCAACTGTAGGTGGTTTGACGGCGAGTGGTGGTGATATTACTATTACTGCAGCTACTGGTGGATTAATACATACAAATAGCGGCACTACAACACAAGAAACAAGTATTACAACAGCAGTAACATGTCATGCTACAAGTGGTATTATTACAATGCATGCTACTGGAATAGCTGCTGATGAAAATATTGAATTTACAGTAAATAATTCTACTGTTCAAGCTGATTCAGTTATTCTATTAACAATGCAAGATGAAAATACAGTAGATAATACTCAGCTTGTTTGTGCTACACATACTATCGCTGATAATAGTTTTAAAATAACAGTAGCAAATACAGATAGTGCGCAAGCTTCATCAGACACTGCTAATAAGATTCATTTTTTAGTAATTAATAATAGTTAATAAATAGGGGAATAAAATGAGTGATTTGAATGAAAGAATTGCAAATCTTAAAAAGCAACAAGA